GAATAGATGCTCTATAAGTATTCCAATCAGGATTGATAGGTGTAGAAGTTTCAAAGGCTTTTACCACCATCCAATCACTTGGTTGAAGTATTGTGTAAGCAGTATTATTAATTTGACTTAATGAATTTGATTTCACACTTGTCAAATCTTTTGGTGTATTAATGTAAGTTAAAGAAGGTCCGTTTAATTCTGTGCTAACCCAGTAATACTGATCGTTAGCTGGTTGATTAGTAGCTACGACTTCTTCTAAACCAATCGCAGCCTTTTGCTCTGGCGTAGATAGGTTTAACCAATTAGAAGCGTATGTAATTCCACCAATGGTGAATTGCGTACCATCTTGTATATATTGTCCATCTGTTGTTGAATAAAACATATTGTTCTCCTGTTATCTTGCTAAAGCGTTTTTAAATGGGTTTTCTGCAAATGCCAATACTAAATAAGTTCCGCCCGAAACATTTGTATCAGAATTTGTGCTTCTTAATTTAAATCCATTGGATAACATATCATAAGGATTATCTGATGAAACTTCAGCATTATTAGCATTTGGATATAAAGTATAACCTGTAACATTTGTTGGATCACGAACAGAATCATGGACAATCCAACCATTACCACTTGCATCTACTCGTTTAATCATAATATATTTAGGTCTAAATCCAAGATATACAAAAACACCATCAGTAGAACCATTGCCTGTGTAATAAGTTATTTTGCTAAATCCAGCAATTTCAGCCCAAGCATAACAAACATAATTATTGCCTGATTGACAAGTATTTGTATCATTACCGCCTAAAGTAATGACAGATGAAGTTGGCAATGTAGACCAAGGACTTCCTTGAGCAGTCCCGCCATTGGTGCTATTTAAAAATGCATATTTAACACCATTATCAGTATAAATATAATTTACTACCCAATTACCTGATCCACTTGTTCTATTTTTAATTATCCATAATTTAGGAACAACACCTAATCCATGACCAATAGTATTTGGCGATGTATTTACCCCCGCATAAGTAATAATACTAAATCCAGCACTTGCATTTACTTGAACAGTAGAAGTAATAGAGCCATTAGTGTTAGATGATGTAGTTCCGTTATTAGAGTTCCATTGCCAAGCTACATAACTATCACCATTAAAATTAGGCACATTGGTGCTTGATGTTGTTCCTAAACTAAATCCATTAGTATTAATAGCAGTTAAATTAACATTAGAAGAAGCCGAACCTTCTGCCGCAGTTTGTTCAGGATAAAGACCTTTAGTAGTTCCTACACCTCTAGTTGAATCATACAACCAATGTCCATTTGCTCTAGTTCTATCTTTACCCCATGTCATATCAGGTTGAAATGATTGAGCATTGGTAACTGTTAGTGTAGAGCCATTACCTGTATATAGCGTTGCATCCATATACTTATTACCTTGAACAATAGTGCTTGTAGGTAAATTATATGCGTTTAGTGCTACAAAGCCTGATGGTGGTGTGTAAGAAAATGGTCTTTGACCAAAGTTAGTAGCAAAATTAGATGTTGTTCCTAATATAGAACTTGCTGCAACATAAGAATATGATGAAGACAACCCTGTAAATGCTGTGCCTTGACTTACATTGTTTTTATAAAATGTAATTGTTCCAGCACCTGTATCAACAGCTACACCAATAACATCACCTGTTGTATAAGATGCACCATAAGCAACACCTGCTGCATTGTTATTTTTAGAACCATTACTTTGGTAACCATAAGTATTTGCTGTGCTTCCAGAATAACTAGATGAAATATTATCTACAGTATTTGCAACACCTACAACTTCTTGAGTAGAACCTGTGCCTGTAACTACAGTAACTTCCCAATACCATTGACCTGTTGAAGGTAAAGCCATTGTACTAACAACTGATTTCCAAGAACTGCCATTACCTACAGATACATTTAAGTTTGCATTTGAAACAGTAAGACCACCTTGATTAGTTAATGGGTTCATTACTGGGTAATTAGCCACAGTCGCACTTGTTAGCGTAGGCACATCTGTCATAGCATCATAAGTTGTGCCAGCAGTTACAGATATGTTATTAGTATTCCAATAGTTTCCGTTACCTGAAAAGTCTTGACCTAGACCTGTGTTAGAGCCTGATGTTAAAGCTATGTTGCTAAATTTAAGGTAGAATCCATTAGTGCCATAAGTGCCTGTGTATTTAGCTGGTTGCCATACACCTGTGGTTGCGTTTGTAGAGCCAAATGATGATGGTGTTAAAGCTTGTCCGTCAATGAAATTAACTTCAGTCATGTAGCCGTCATAATATTGTGCATCTTGAATATTTGCACCTAAAGTATGTCTATTAGTTGCATTAATATATCCATTGCTTGATGTGGTTGTATTTGCACTAAATGATTGTGATACTCCATTTACGTAGCAAGCACTTGTAGTTCCATTTCTAGTAATAACTACATGATACAAAGCTGAAGGATCACGATATACTGCATTAGTTGTAAATGAACCAATAGTTCCTGAAGTATAAATACCCCATTGAATGTTTCCACTTCCATTTACTCTAAAATATTCATAAGCTGTAGCTGAAGAATCTGCTGCAAAAAATGGATTATTAGCAAAAACACCTAACTTTACCCATCCACTCCAAGTCCATACTGTTCTATTTCCAGCAACTCCAGGAGTTCTATTAAGATAAGCAGATGCACTACTTCTAAAGCGAAGTGAGTTGTTGATGGTGTATCCACCAGAGGGAGCAGCAGTTTTAGCAGCACTAAACATTAGTAATTAAGTCCGAATACCGATCCGTAAGTGTTTGTACCGTCTTGGTAAAAATTGAATATGTCGTATTTACCAGAAGTACTTGTTGCTGTAGGTGTTGTACCACTTGCCCATTTGAGTGTACCACCACCAGCCCATGTGAGTGTATATGCACCAGAATAAGTCACAATTAAAGTAAATGACTTACCTGCGGTAGAAGCTGGAAGTGTAATCGTAGTACTTGCATTAGCGGTTAATTCTTGAATTGTACCGTTAGATAAAGATACAGAAATCGCTGTACTTGTATTAGCTGTATATAAAGTTTCTGTATAGTTAGTCACAGTAGGTAACGCTAATGTTAAGTTACCGATACTGGTTGTTGTACCACCCAATGTCACTGTCGTATTACCTACAGTCGCTGACGAGTTAGATAAATAACTATTTGGGAAAGTACTTGCCACTGACGTAATAGATACGTTAGGCAATGTAGCGTTATTGATTGTTGTAATGGTATTGCCAAGCTGAACTGCTGTATTACCAATTGTAATCGCAGTGGCGAAGTTATTATCCAGTTGCGATAGTGGTATAGAAGTCGTGGCGTTGGCAAACGTATTTGGTACTGGCATATTAGAACCTCACTCTTAATTCATGTTCAAATTCAAACGTGTTAATAATAAAATTAGGGGAATTAGATGTTACTGTTAACCCTAAATATTTACCCCATTGTTGTGCATCGGATTTATACAATGCGTATCCCGTAACTGTTATCCATCCTATTATAGCACTACTATTATTTGTCCAAGCAACATAAGCACCATAATTATTAGTCCATCCTTGGAAATTATTATTTGAAAGCGTATAAGCAGGACTAGATCCATATTCAGAGTCTACTGTCGTGGTTAATGTACCACCTTGATTTAAAGTCGCTTCTATACCAAATTTAAGGGCTTGTTTAGTCCTAATAGGATCACCCATAGGAAGTAAAGCTGTTTGAATATAAGTAGATACATTAGAAGTAGAATCAGCGTACAGTTGATATAAATTGTTACCAGAAGTTCCGTAAAGGGTGACTTTACCCCCAACAGGTACAGAAGTAATGGCATTTAAGTTATTACCTTGGCTTGTAATAAACCATTTCTTTTCAAAGAATACGGCTTGAATATAACGGCTAGAAGAAGTATTGCCGGCAGTGCCGGTATATTTAAAATTAAACGCAGCACAAAGGATATTATTGAGTAATACTTGTCCTGCATAAATAGGGCTACTAAAATCAATGTAAGGGAAAATACCGTCTAATTGGTCAGATATTTTAGATGTTGTTGAGCCTACAAGTGCGTATACACCGTAATCATTTAAGAATAGTACAGACCTAAAATACGGGAAGATTGCATTAGGGCGTTTACTACCTACAGAGGCAGAAACGTTCGTATTAGTAAATACTGTTGTACCATTAGTTTGAACAATAACATCAGAGAATACGTTAATACTATCATCACCAAATATGTATAAGAAGTTATTGGCTGATAGTAAGTATTGAATGTTTCCATGTAAAGTGGAATCAGTTAATGTGACTGAACCTGCTGAAACGCTTGTAAAGTCTGAATAAGAACCAGCAGCACTATAAAATATGGTTCTACCTTGAGCAATCCATACACGACCAGAGAATGTAGCAATAGATACGTTTTTAGTACTATTGACAATAGGAGTTAAAACTGCACCTGAACCTCCACCACCACTGACTGTAACTACAGTATTGGCTGCATTAGTATAGCCACTACTTTGATTGGTCATAATGACCTGAACAATAGCGTTACCTTGTGTAATGGCTTTAGCAGTCGCACCTGTACCGCCACCACCTGAAATAGAAATCGTAATATTGGCAGCATTGGTGTATCCAGAGCCACCATTTTGTACAGAAATGCTTAATGTGCCAGTTTGGAAGTTTAATAATTGAGCAATCGCTGTGGCATTAGTACCACCGCCACCAGAAATAGTGACTGTAAGGTTTGCGGCATTGGTATAACCCGTACCTGCATTAATTAATGATATAGCTGAAACTGCATTGGCTGTAATGGTAGATACGGCATTAGCTTGCGTACCATTCGTTTGGTCAGGGGCTGAAATAGTTACCGTAGGCGCAGATGTATAGCCAGAACCAGGGTTTGTAATTCCAATAACACCTACAGAACCAATAGAAACTACACTATTTCCATCCCATGTAGAATAACCTTTATCAGGATCAAGAATGAGCATACGCTCATTTTTCCATTGTGTTGTAGATATACCAGTGCTTGAGAATGTGCCTGCAGCAGCGACTGTGCCTTTAGTATTGGTTTGTATATTATAGTATTCAGCAGAGCCGTCTGATTCAAACGCTACAACATAATCATTAAGACCAATATTACAAGAAGATAAAAAGGTAGGTGTATGAGTCCATGCGACTGCTACATTACTAGAATCATAAACTTGAGAACTTGTAGGAAGAATACGAAGATTACCAAAACCAATAGGTTGAGCGTTTTCTAACCAAGAGAACTCATCTTCGGTGATCGCTGTTCTATTAGATTTAGTATCAAGCCCTTTAAACTGTTTAATGACCTGATACGATTTCTTCTGTTCTGGAGACGCTGCCATGTTTAGTATGGAGAACTATAAACGCTAGGAATACGTCTTGTATAAACGCTGTTTAATACAGAAGATACGTGTTTAATATATTCTTGTTTAAATATCTCGGCTTCACCAAAAGACTGTTCATAATATTTAGCTATATAAGCTGCATAGTATTTAACAGGAGTGGTATAAGGATCATTAATGACATCGGATGTATTTTCTGTACCTAATGACAATTGATTAGGTAAAACAACACAATCCACTTCAATTTGATACACTTGGTCAGGTACTGGTCCAATATAGATTTGTTGTTGACCATAGATAGAGAACGCTAATGGTCTACCAATATAGTTTTGCCAAAAACGTAAACGAGCATTAAAGTCTGTCCAAGATAAGTAATCCATTGGCACACGAGTATTACCCCAATAAAGATTGACGTTTAATACATCAAGCACTGTGTTACCTGTAGATGGTGATAATGGGCTTGTTCCCATTAAGTTAGTTAATGCTGCGTATGAAATATTTTCACAATTACCTACATAAGTTAAACCTGCAGTACCATTTAAAAATTGTGTACTAGGTGGATAGTTTTGATAATTGTTTACATTGTTTTGTGGGTACGGAGGTGCAGTTGTACCTGTTGTACCAGCTTGTGTGACTTGATAAATAAAGATATTACTAAATATAAAGTCATTTAAATTGACCGCAGTACTTGCAGTCCAAGCATAAGGATAAGTTGGAGTTACACCGCCAATTGTGGCTGAAGGTGCTACTTGACAAGGTGTTTGTGTGACAACGACTTCTCGTAAGCAGCCGGTATCTCGCACGACTCTTTCTCGTGCTTCATTAATATAATCTGTTAGTTGCTGCTGTGTATAGAAGTTACCATTTGCATCATGCAGCAGTCTTTGTACATCTGTAATATACGATGATAGAGTTGATGTTGCCATTTATTTTCCATTTTGTTTTAAGCTACTGCTTGAAGGATTTTTCCCCCGACCTTCTTTTCAGAAGGCAAGGGTACTTTTTCCACCAACGGGGATAACGATTGGTTCTTTTTTGGCGGCTCTGTTGTTAATTCCCATTTAGATAAAAGCTCTAAAGCCTTGTCTAATTCATTAGAATTTTTTAACCAGCCCAATCTTGCCAAATAAGGTTCTTTGTTACTATCTTCATAACCAAATATATGTTTTGCAGTTTCTACAGGTATTTCCACTGTAGTGCCAGGTTTAAACTCATAAAAGATTCCTGCGAATCCATCTTTGAGTTTAACATCACTATTATTAGTTACGAATATAGTTGACATTAGAAGCTCACTACATCTCCCCATACTACGATGTCTACAGTGTTAGCGTTACCGCTTGCTGTATTAACATTGACGTATAGGCATGAAGTTACATTTCCATTGATTGCGGTCGTAGTAGACGTACCAGTAATATCTTGGAATTTATTAACGGCTGACACGCTTGATAACACAGTATTAGCTGTTACCAAGTTAGCACCATCGTTTGTAGAACCAATAGATACGTTTGCTGATGCAACAGATCCTGATGGGTTTTGTACTGTAACTCTACGTACAATCACCGCACCAGAACCTAATAAAGCACCACTGTTAGTCAGACCGCCATTCAATAATGGGATAGTAATAACAGCGTTACCAGCAGTATTGAGCTGTGTTGCTGTAATTTTACCCAATCGGTAATTACTAAAACTATCCTGGGTATTTTGTGCTACTGAATCTGAATTAGCCATTTATATCTCCTTAACTTGTGTAAGTTGAAGAAACGTTTTGACCACCATTTACAGTAGCTAATGTTACAGTTGCAGAAGTTGCAACGATAGCGTTTGCACGTACGTTAACACCGTCTGAAATTAATACACCACCAGTATTGTTAGCAAGAAGCACAGACCATGTTGATGGTGTTGTGCAGCTTGTGTTTGTATTGTAAGCAGATACTGCTTCAATAGTAACGTTAGCTGTTGGGAATACTAAATATGTACCTGCAGGCACAGCAGTGTTACCTGATGATGCTACAGCTACAGTTGTTAATTGCCAATACGCACCAGGGGTGTTGGTATTAGCATTGCTTAATAATATTTTATTTAAACCTAATGACATGACTATTTCTCCTTAAATTGAAATTGAGTTATAGCCACCGACTCTAGTCATAGCTTTTGGTTTAGTGTTCACTAATTCAGCGATCATTAAAACAGCACCTACGTAGCCGATTTGCCAGTTGGGTAAAGTAGACTCAAAGCCTGTAAACACAAATGAACCTTGGTCATGGATATACAATGACAAGTAATTTGAGTTAATAAAGTATACAGTGCCTTCTGGGCAATATGGGTCTGGATAAATTGGTACACCAGCAACCATTAAAGCTCTGAACGCAGCTTGAGGACCGTTTGAATCACCATCAAAGCCATTGCCCGGAGTGATGACGTATTGTTCTTGACCAACATAGTCTTGAGCTAATAAAGTCCAAGTACCAAAGCCGCAAACACCAAATGTAGGCACTTCAGCACCGTTTTTA